GGGGGCGGCGGGCGGCGCCGCGACGGGCGCCGGGGGCTGGACGGCGGGCGCGGCGGGGTCTGCCGGCGCGGGCTGGGAGGGGTCGCTCATGGATGCTCCTGGGGTCAGGCCGCGGGAGGCGGCGGGGGGACGGACTCGCGATCGCTGTCGGCGTCGAGGTCGGAAGCGGCGCGGATGTCGGCGGCGGTGAGGGTCGCCTCGTCGGTCGCGCCGTCCGTGGTCGTGAGGGTCACGGTCACGTCGCCGCTCGGGTCGAAGTCGAGCGTGATGCGTCGTGCGGCGGTGACGTCCATGCCGCCCATCGCCGCGAGCATCACGCACGCCTCGCAGACGTTGGCGACGCGCGAGCCGTCAGCCGCGCTGGTCTGCTCTTCGTCCACCGATCAGGCCTCGGTGAAGGTGCAGAACACGCCGTAGGGGCGCACGACGCTGGCCGACGCGGCGGCGGCGATCGTGCTGTTGCTCGAGCCAGTGACGTAGCCGTCCGACTTCGGGGTGATGCTGATCGCACTCGAGGAGATGGCGCCGGTGATGAACCCGGCGTGCGTGACCTCGACGCCCGCGCTGGTCTGCGTGGTGAGCGCCTGCGAGATGCAGCAGGTGCGGACGGTGACGGTCTTGCCGTTGCGCAGGCTGTTCTGGATCGCGGTGTTCATCGCGAGGTCCAGCGTGTCGGTGCCGCCGGTGACGGCGGTGCCGCCGGCGTCGAAGTAGATCGTGGCGCGCTTGAGGTTGCCGATCGCGGAGCCTCGGGCGTCATCATCACCTCGCTCGATGACGACGTTGCGGACGACTGCGGTAACTGCGGACATGAGGGCCTCGTGTGCCGCGCTCGGGCGGCGATGGGGTGCGGGTCAGCGGCGCCGGGATGGCGACGCGGGGACAGGGGCGGGGACGACGGGGCGCGGCGCTTCGACGACGGGCGCCGGGGCGTAGCGCAGCACGACGACGAGCGGCGCGGCTGCGGTCGACTCGCTCGACGCGAGCACGAAGCCCGAAAGATCGCGCACATCCTCGACGTCGAGGGAGACGCGGGCGGCGTGGGCCTCGGGGCTCGGGTAGGCGAGCCGCACAGCGCCGCCCTCGGCCTCGACGGCGGGGAAGTCGGCACCGTGGGCGAGCGCGGCGGTGAGGGCGCGGAGGGCTTCGGTGGTCAGCATAGGGGCTCTCAGGTCAGGGTGACGCGGCCGTAGTCGGCGACGCGCGCCGCTAGGGCGCCGGTGCGGGTGCCGATGGGCTCGCCGCCGTAGCCGTCCTTCGCCTTGCGGCGGGCGTAGGGGATCGTCAGCGCGCGGAGGTGCTCGTCGCGCACCTTCCCGGCGAAGCGGCGCACGATCCACGCGAGCGCGGACTCCGCGAGCGCGTCGCGGATCTCGGCGTCGGTCGGCGCGCGGCGGGCGTTCTCGAAGCGCGCGGTGACCTCGGCGAGCACGGCCCGGCGCATCGCCGTCGTGGTCGCCGCGAAGTCGCGGCCCTGGTCGGCGAGGATCGCGAGGAGCTCGTCGTAGGTCAGGCCCGAGTAGTGACGGCCCGGCACCTCCAGCGCCACGCGGAAGCCGCGGCCGATGGCGGCGATGCTTCGGACAACCTCGCCACGCGTCGCGCTGCGGTCGGCGGGCGTCGAGCCCGTGCGCTGGCGCTCCGCGGCCGAGGGCCGACGCGGGGCGGGCGACGGGGCCGGGAGCGGGAGGTCACGGCCTCGGCCGATGGGGGCGCGCGGGGCCATCAGGGCGCGGGCTCCGGGGCGGCGGGGGGTGCGTCGCCGAAGGGACGGGGCGGCGCGGGGACCTCCGCGAAGAACGTGACGCCGACCTCGCCCATCACGGCCTCGGCCTGGTCGGCGGTCAGCGGGAAGGCGCTGGTGATGATCGCGACGCCCGTCGCGCGCGGGAGCTTGCGCTCCGCGACGGCGGTGACGATCTCCAGCATCGACGACACCTGCGCCCCGTTGAGCGCGGCGGCTGGGTCTTTGACCGTGGTCGGGTCGACGCCCGCGGGGGCGGACTCCTCGGCGGGCGCGGCCTCGATGATCGTCGGTGCGTCGTCGGCGGGCTCGTCTCGCAGCACGCCGAGAGTCGCGCGCACGGCCTCGCGGCTCGCGCCCTCGTCGCCGTCGATCGCGTCGAGCTCCTCGGCGGCGTCGGGCGTGCCGACGAGCGGCGCGAGCAGGCCGACCGCAGCGCGGCGGCTCATCACGCGGCCGTCGACAGCCTTCGTGGTCGCTTCGACGGCGCTGGCGATGTCGCCCCACGACGGCTCGAAGTACTCGCCCCACGCCAGCGTGATCGCGGGCGGGTTCCACGCGCGGGCGCCCGTGGCGTCCACGGCCCAGCACTTCGCCAGCGCGGTGCGGGCGGCCTCCCACGAGGCGAGGCGCACGCCGTCGCGGGCCGCGGCCTCGCCTGCGCAGAGGCGCAGGAGCTGCCCGACGATCTCGACGAGGGCGTCACCGTACTCAACGCGGAGGTTGTCCGCGGTGTCGAGCTGCGGCCCGTGGAGCATCGCGAGCGCGCGGGCCGAGAGGTCGCCGCCGCCGATCGTCGCGGGGTCGACCATCACGACGCCCATGTTGTCCGTGACCACGCGGCCGAGGCGGTCGAGCGCGCCCTGGATGATCTGCGCGCCCGCGCCGGTGCTCTCCAGCAGCTTCGCGTCGCTGCCCACCGCGAGGTCCCACACCTTGCCCGGGGCCTTCTGCGTCGCGGGCTTCGACCCACCGCGCATCCACTGCGGCAGGATGCTGTTGGCCCAGGAGAACCCCGCCGGGGCGGCGCTCGCCTCGCGGCCGGGCGCACCCATCGGGAGCGCGGGCTTCTCGGGGTCGACGCCCGTCCGCACCATCTGCGGCTCGCCGTTGTACAGCGCGTTCCGCAGGAGCTGCGAGAGCTCGAGGTCGATCGCGGCGAGCTCGTCCTCCAGGCCCTCCGCGAGCGCGTGCCCGTCGACCGCGTGTGACTCCTCGACGGCCTCGCAGAGGTTGCGCGTCCAGACGACGGCGACGAACTCGATCGGCCGCTTGTGCGCGTGCGGCACCTGCGACCATGTGAAGCTGGGCGCGGCCAGCGTCTCGGCCGAGATGGCTTCGTAAGCGAGGTCGAGCCCGTCGCCGATCTCGCGGCGGTAGACCATCAGCTTCCCGCCGGGGCCGGGGGTCTTGTACTGCACCACCATGCGCACGATGGCGCCCGAGGCGTCGCGCGAGGCGGTGCACCACTTCGCCGGAAGGATCTGCACCCGGGGCACACCGCGGGAGAGCGACTGCACCGAGACGGCGGTGCCGGTCTTGAGTCCCTCGACGATCAGCGCGCGGAGGCGCGGCGAGAGCTTGGCGGCGGTCTTGATCTCGTCGGCGAGCGCCTGGAGTGCGTCGCGCTCGGAGTCGGAGAGGGTGAACTTGTAGCCGCGGGCGCCCACCGCGAGCGCGGGGAAGCTGCGCTCCCCGGCGACCATGTGCGCGAGGCGCAGGCCCGCGGTGCGGGCGAGCTTGGCGCGGACGGCCGGGGCGCGGTCGCGGAGGGGAGCGGACGTGTCCCAGAAGCTCGGGCGCGGGTCGATGTCGACGCCGTTCCACAGGGCTTCGTAGCGAGTGAGCCGGAGGGTGCGGTCGTCATCGCCCATCGCGGCTACTTCACGCATCGCGCGCATGGCGGCGGCGGTAGACGCGTTCTCAAACATTGGATTCCTCGCGCGCTCGACGGTTCGCGAGACGGGTCGCTGTTCTCTTGGCGATCGACTCCGGGCGGAGGACCTTGCCCTTCTGCGCGGCGGCTGCGGTGGAGGTGTTGGTCAGCATCAGAAGTCGTAATCGGATTCGCTGGCGGGGCCGCGCTCTCGCTGCGGATCCACGGCGAGGTCAGTCAGCGCCCACACGAGGGCGTCCATGCGGTCGGGGCTCTTGCGGGAGACGCCCGGGTCCCAGGTGGTCATCTGGTCTTCGAGCTGCGGCATCGGCCCGACGTGCGACACGCGGCCTTGCTCGTAGAGCGCGGCCACGGGCTCCGCGCGGACGGCCTTGCCGCGGCTCGCGTGCACCGTGCGGACGGGAGCGCCCGGGTCGATCATCCGCAGCGTGGCGGCGACCATCTCGCCGCCGTTGTTGACCTCGGCCACGATGCGGTCGGCCCCGTGCGTGCGGTACGCAGCGACGGCACGGCGCGCCCACTCGGTCGGGGCGTAGCGTCCGCTCGCGTCGGCAAGGACGTACACCCGGTCATCCCAGCCGAGGCCCGCGACGACGATACCCGTCTCATCGCTCTCGTCGCCCGACGTGGCCGCGGGGTCGATCGCGACCACCACGCGCCGGAGCGGCGGGGCCGTCTCGACGCGCGCGGCTTCGATCGCCGCCCACTTCCAGAGAGCGCCCGGGGCGTCGGTGAGGATCTCGCCGTCGAGCTCCTGCCGCCCGAGGCGCGTCCCGGCGTACCGGCGTTCAAGGTCTGCGACGACACCCGCCGCGAGGTTCACAGCGTTGTCGCGCGTGCGGCCTCGGGTGACCACCGTGCCCGGCGCTCGGATGAGCCCGGTGACGATCGGTGTCGGGCGTGGCGTCGTGGTGACCACCACCTGCGGACGCTCGCCGAGGCGGAGCCCGAAGCGCAGTTGGTCGAAGGCCTCGGGGTAGCGCCACGACGCGAGCTCGTCGAGCCACGCCGCGTCGTGCTGCGGGCCTCGGAGCTGGTCGGGCTCGTCGGCGGAGTAGGTGGTCGCGATGGCCCCGTTGGGCCACGTCAGGCGCCGACGCGAGGAGTTCCACTCGGGGCGCTCGCCGGGCGGCGAGATGCGCAGGATGCCGCTCTCGCCCTCAACCACCACGTCGCGCACGTCCGAGGCGGTGCGGGCGACGAGGGCGATGCGACCGGCGCGCCCGGTGGTCGCCATGTGGCGGACCCACTCGGCGCCCGTGCGCGTCTTGCCCCAGCCGCGGCCCGCGAGGATGAGCCACGTCGACCACGCACCCGGCGGCGGGAGCTGGTCGGGCCGCGCCCACGTCGGCCAGTGATGGAGGACCGCCTCAGCCTGCGCCGGAGTCAGGCGGCGGATCTCCCGCGCCAGGTGCTCCAGGTCGCAGGATGCGGGCGAAGCGTGCGGCGAGTTCGTCGCGTGCATCATGGGTGACCGTCACGCTCTCCGGGGGGAGCGTGCCTTCGATGCGCCGTCGGATGAGCTCCGTCTCGGCACGGGTCTTCTCGCGCGTCAGCTTCGACTGCTTGCGCTGCGCGGTGCGGCCTTCGATCGCGAGGAGCGTCGAGGCAAGCGAGGCCTGCGCCTTCGCCAGCGAGGCGATGTCCTTCGGCTCGATGCCGATACCTGCGCCCGTCTCGTCGGAGAGCACGCGGTCGATCAGTGCCATCGTGCGGTCGAGCGAGCGGCGACCCTTGCGGAGCCCGCGCTTGCACGCCTGCTCATGGAGGCGGGCTCGTTCGTGATCCTTCATCGCGCTGACATGACGCCGTGCGGTGCTCTCTTCCACGCCCGCAGCCCGTGCAGCCTCGGAGGCGTTGCCGGTCTTGGCGAACACGCGGGCGATCGTCTCCGACTGCACCGGCGTCAGGGGTACGCCGCGCGCCATCAGTCCCACCGCCTCGCGGGCTTGGCGCCCGGGTCTTCCGCCCACTCGACGCCGTGCATCCTGCGCTCCCGGCGGGTGACCGCAGCGAGCTCGGCCAGCGTGGCGACGTGGTGCACCTTCGCGCCCACCAGGATCGTGTACTTCGCGCCGGTGGCGATCGTGTCGGCGGCGGCGTCGTACACCTCGCCCCACTGCGCGGCCTGGCCGTGGTCGCGGTCGTCGCGGTGGGC